TGATGGCTTCCACCGCGGCCTTCGGGGTCCCCTTCGGGATCTCGACCTCGGTGTCGCCCACCTTCAGCTTCTCGGGCTTGCGCAAGGACTTGTCGTCCTCGGCCTCGTCCTCGTCGCTGTCGTCGGCATCGTCCTCGTCCGCGGCGGGTACATCGTCGCCGTCGTCCTCGGAGTCCTCTTCGGCTTCTTCGCCGTCGGCCTCGTCGCTCTTGGCCTTGTCAGCCTTGCGACGGGGCTTGTCTTCGTCGGCCTTGTCGTCGGCCTTGCGCCTGCGCGGCTCGTCGGCCTCTTCGTCGGCCTCCTCGCGCTCGCGCTTGGCGTCGGCCTCGATTTCGCTCTCAGCCTCGGCGGCCTTCTCGCGCTGCTGGGCGATGCGCTCGTCACGCTCGGCACGCTCGGCCTTGCGCTGGGCGCGGCGCTCGGAGTCGCGGCGCTCCAGCTCGGCCACCGCCTCGTGCGCGTTGGCGTAGGTCTTCGGCTCGCCGCTGTCGGCTGCCGGGGATTCGAGGGTGTCGCTCACGGCGCGGCCCCCCACTCCACGGGTTGGCCATCCAGGCCCCAGCCGCGGCCGTCGCTCGTCACGACGCAATCGCCGGCCGAAACGTGGTCAACGGTCGCCCCGACCATGCTCTCGGACGTCCACACCAGCGGCGCCGAGCGATCCGACGTGCGGATCATGGTCACGAGGTGCCCCTTGGCGATCAGGTCCACGGCAAGTTGGGCCAGCGCCGGCCAGGTGTTCGTCACTGCCACCGCGCCACCCTCATGTCCTGCATCGTGCGCCGCTGCTCCTGCTGCAGCCTCGTCTCGGCCAGCATCGTCTCGCGCGCCAGTTGCCCCGTCTGCATCGTCTGCAGCAGGTACGCCCGAAACGACCTGCTCGCTTCGAGCATCAGGCGCAGCCTTTCGCGGCCTTCCACGTCGCGCAGGGGTGATGTCTGCCATGACTGAGTGATCTCCGATTCCCATGCCGACAGCGCCTCGGCAATGAGTGGGTTTGCGAGTGCAGCCTCGGCATCAGCGCCGCGCTGCATCTCCACATGGGCCGGCGTGGGCTCGAAAGGTTGTTCGTTCATGCGGCGACCCCTTGCGCTGCGTCGCGCTTGTCGGCGGCGTAGCGGTAGACGCTGTAGAGCAGCGCGTAAACCTCGGCCTGGCTGATGGTCTGCCCCGTCGGCTCGTCGTCCACGGGGCTCCGCAGCGGCACTAGCTCGGTCGGCTCGTAGACCACCGCGCAGCCGGGCACCTGTTGCCGCGTCTCTTCGCCGTTGATCGTGACCACTTCTTCAAGGAACTCGATGCGCGGCACCTCGCCCCGCTGGTGCTCAATCACGGCGCGGAAGCATCGCTGCCACTGCGTGATGACGTGCATCGTCTGCTTGTAGTCCGCCATCAGACCACCCCCAGCGGCATGCCCGCACCCGGCAGCGCGCCATCAATGGCGGCCTCTAGCCCAGCGTCCAAGCCCTGCACCAGCGTTAGCGCGTTGACATCGCCACGCTGCGCCAGGGCAAGGTAAATCTGCGCCTTGATCTGTCGCACCTGTTGCCGCTCCTGGGCGGCGATGCGGGCCATCTCGATACGCTCTGTGCGCTCGGCTTCTTGCGCCTTCAGCTGCGCCTCTAGCTGCGCCTTTTGCGCCTGCTGTTCGCCTTCGGCGCGCTGGCGGTTGATGTCCACTTCGGCCTGCGCGCGGGCCTTGCTGTTCTCCAGCTCGACCTCCATGCGCATGCGGGCGGCTTCCTGCTGGCTCTCGGCTTGGAACTTCTGCGCGTCGGCCTGCAGTTCCATCTCCTTGACCATCACCTGGGGCGGCTTCTGGCCGGGGTTTGGCGGCGGCGGGTCGGGGAAGAAGTCACTCCCGGAGCCCAGGCCCACCGCATCACAAAACGCCCGCGCGCTCGCCACGGCAGCCGTAGGCGGCAGCATGCCGGCCTGAACCATCGGCGCCTGCATGCCATGCACGGTCTGCAGGGCGACAGCCTTTTTGTCCTTCGAGCCAGTGCCCAGGCCAACGTCCACGTCGATCTCGAAGCCCTCGCACCACTCGCGCGGGTCCACTTCGAACCACTGGCCGTCCATCAACTCGACCAGCTCGGGGATGTCCTGGTAACGGCCCATGCACTTGAGCATCAGCCGGTACATCTCGCGCACGGACTGCGCCCACACGCGGGCGATCAGCTCGGTGCGCTGGTCGGCCTTCTCGGTGATGAGCGACACGCCCGTGGCCGTGGGGTTCAGCGCGTCCGGGCTCATGCCTTGGCTGTAGCGGGTAAAGCCCGTGCGGCGCTCGCGCCACTGCTCGCCCCATTCGATCATCTGCCAAGCGCCGGGGTCCAGGCCGCCCTGCTCCAGCGTCCGCACGGCGTCCAGCGTCTTCATGCGCACCACGCCGCCCGGCCGGTTGTTCAGCAGGTCGTCCAGGTTCACCTGGCCGTCCACGATGGCCGTGCGCTTGTTGACGGACAAGTAGATGTTGTCCATCAGCCCGCGAATCAGGCTCGTGCCCAGGCGCTGCGGCTGGATGGCGAAGTCGGCCGGGCACTGGCCGAAGAAAACGTGAGGCTCGGGCACCGGGCAGAAGAAGACGTAGGGATGGCCGTCCACCTTCTCGTCCTCCATCACCGTGCCGCCGATCATCAGCACGCGGCGCCACTCGGGCACGCCGTCGTCGTCCTGGTCGAGCTTGATGTAGCACTCCGAGACAAGGAAGCGCTGCAGCTCGCCGTCGCTCTCATCCGTCCAGAATGGCGACTGGCTCGACTGGCGCTCAATGCTCTCCATGCTCCAATCGGAGCCCGTGGCGATGCCAGCCAGGTCATAGCCCTCGGCCTCAAGGTCGGCGCGCGTCTCGTAGCGCTCCTGGGCCACGAACGGCACGTCCTGGCCGTAACGGGCGCGGCGGTGAATCCGCATCTCCTCGGGAGGCACCGGCTCGACCTTGCAGCGGCCCTTGCGCAGCGTGCGGCGGATGCGAACGTCGAACACCTCGACCGGCATCGGCTCGCCCTCTGGCGCCGCGACCTCGACCATGCGCGCGGCCTGTTCGAGCACTTCGACGCCTTCTTCGTCGATCAGGTCTTGCACCTGAGTAGCTGTCAGCCCGCGATAGGGCTCCTCGGTCGATTCGGGCGACTTGTCCCAATAGACCTTGACCGTGCCGACCTTCTGGACAAGCGCGTCCTTGCCCCAGGTGTAGAGGGTCATGAACCCGGCGTTCTGTTCCCAGAACTTGTGCGTCAGGTAGCTCTGCGCCAGCTTGGCAGCACCGGCATAGCGCGGGTGCTTCGGCTTGCACTGCATGGAGTCCTTGCTGGTGGCGAACACGCGCACCAAGCTGGGCAGCATCCATTCGACGGTGTCGGCAACGTCCGTTGCGACGATGCTTGACCGATCAGGGACGGCGGGCGGGGAGAGTTCGCCCTCGGCCTCGGACCGATAGAACTGCAGGTTCCGCAGGCGCTTGAGAGCAATCTCGCTGTCCGGGGCGCCTAGAGCCTGGCGAAGCTCCTTGTGCAGCAGCGCGGCAAGCTCAGCCTTGCCGTACTTGTCCTTCTTCGCCATGGGTTACGCGCGCCCGCCGCTGATCGACGCGGGAGCAGCGCGCCGGGCTTGATGTCCACGTCGCGCGCTGCGGCCCATTTCCCGGTGGGTCACGCTCGCCGGGGGCTGCAGCATCAGCAGCCCTTGCGCTTGGGCATGGTGCCCTTGTCGCCGCGCTTCTTCGGGGCTTCTTTCTTCGTCGCCATGCTTTGCCTCGCCGGAAATGAAAAAGGCCCGCCGGGTTAGGGTGGGCCTTGAAGGCTTGACGGATTCGCGCCGGCTATGCGGCCTGCCGAGTAGGCATCCGCAGGCGCTGGCGTCCCCAGGTGCCAGCAGTGTGACTCATTTTTATGCAGGATGTCAAGCCCTCGCGATCATCTGGTACAGGTTCCACCAGATCCGCAGCCCCAGCAGGTGCCGCTCAGCCGACAACCGCGCAGGCACGCCCAGCAGCCGCAACTGGTGCCCGATGGACTGCCGCCGCGGCACGTACAGCACTGACAGCACGGCGCGCTCGGAGTCAGGCACCCGCACCAGCGCCCTCTGTGCGGCCACGCGCTGTGCTGGCGTCAGTGGCACATCGGCAGGCGTGCGGCGCGACTCCATGGCCTCGATGCCGGTTGCACGGTAGCGGCCTTCAGCACTGCCGCACGTGCGAGCACCGCGCCCGGTGTTGGCTGCCCACCGGCCGTAGCGCGTGAGGATGGCGTCGGCCTCGTGCAAGCCTTCGGGGATGTCAGCGGAGTAGTTCTGCACCTGTGCGCTCATGCGATGCGGCCGAGGCCGGGATAATTGATCGGGGCGCCCCAGGTCGCCGTCGGCGGCTCGTGCGCCACGCACATCAGGCCCCAGGCGTCCGCTCCGTTGCTAGACCAGTCGTGCATCGGCCCTAGGCCTATGCCGCGCTCGTCGTCGCGCTTCTCCTGATACCAGGCCAGCGCCTCAAGCCCAGGCCCGCACGTCGGCTCGTGAATCCAGATGCTCGGCCACAGGCGCCTGGCCTCCTGAATGCGCGCCATCGCGGCGCCCTTGCCCTGGTTTGGAACAACCGTGACCGTGTAGCCCGCCTCTCTGAGCGCGCTGGCGTAGCTCACGTCATAGACCTTGTCCTGCGTGTCGCCGTCGTGCGGCAGCCAGATGTCGGTGGTCTTCGCTGTGTGCCCTTGCGCGGCCAGCCACTGCAGATGCGCGCTCACCGGCTGGCCGACGGCCTCGTAGTAGTCCAGCACGCGGATTTGCAGCCCCACGAACTGCGCGATCCAGATGGCGAAGGCGTCGGCCTTGGCCCCGGTGCCGCCGATGTCCACGAAGGCCCGCTTGCGCATGATCGGGTCAGCCGGGACGATGCCGATTCGGCCCTCTTCTCGCGCCTTGAGGATGTAGCTGGCGAAGTAAGCGCCCTCAACCACGCGGAGATAGTCGCCTTCCCAGACGTGCGGGTAGCTGCCCGGCCGCATCTCCATGTCCTCGCGGCGCTCGCGGTCCAACTTCGCAGGAAACCGCGGGTTGTCGCGCCAGTTGACCTCGGCGATCTTCATGCGCGCTGTCCGCTGCACCCTGAAGCGCTTGTCGGTCGCGCTGCCATTGCGCTTTGGGTTCCACGTCACCCACAGCTCGGCGTGCCAGTGCTCGCCCTCTTCCCGCAGCGTCGGGATGAGGATTTGCCACGCGCTCTCGGTGACGTTCTCCGCCTCGTCAACCCAGGCCAGCAGGATGCGCGCCGTTGACTTGATGCTGTCGATGTTGCGGTCGAGGCCCGCGAACACGTACCGCACCCGGCCGTCCTTGGTCTTGATGTAGGTCTCGCCCAGGTCAAAGTGGGCGGCCAGCCAGGGCTCCTCCGCAATCGCGGCCTTGACCTCAGCGAACGACGAATCGGCCAGGGAGTTCTGGTACTGCCGGCCGCAGAGAATGACGCCCTCGATGCCCTCTTTGGCGAAAGCATAGGCCCGCACCGCCGACATCTTGGCGAAGCTGCGCGTTTTGCCGCTACCCCGGCCGCCGTGAGCGCCGCGCACGTCAGCCTCCCCGGCAAACACCGGGATCAGCTTCGGGACGATGGCGATCTGCGCGGTCGTCACTTCGGCTGCAGCGGCACGATCTCGATCCGCGCGACGGTTTGCACCGGGCCGCCGTCAGCGCCTGTCACTTGCAGCGGCAGCACCTTGCCCACCAGCGTAAGGAACGCACTGGCCGTGCGAGGGTCGGATGCGCGCTGAATCAGGTACTCGACGCCGCCGGCACCTTCGAGGGCCTGCAGCACCATCTCCTTGACCTCGCGCGTGGTCTTGTTCATCGACCCCTTTGGACGCCCCGGCCCCGCGCCCATAGCCGCGGCGCCTGTGGGTTTGCGCTTCGTTTTTGAAACCGTTGCGACCATCTTCACTTCCTTCGTTTCAATCGTTGCAGTCAAGGCCACGCGAGCAGCTTCTCGCGGATGGCACACGCCGCCGCTTCCACGGTGATGTCGTGGCCTTCCTTGATCCACACGCGCCACGGCTCACGGCTGCGCCGATAGGCCAGCATGGGCTGCACGCCCTCAAGCTCGGCCTGCTCGACGGCCTGGCGCCACCAAGCCGGCCGCGAAAGCGACTCGCACCGCTTGACCTCAATCGCCCAGCCCTTGACGACGAGGCAATCAGCACCGCCGCCGCGCGTCTGCTGCAGATTCCGCGTCAGCATCTCGCCCAGCTCGGCGCCCAGCAGGCGCAGGAACTCGATTTCCCCGCGCCTTCCTTTCTCACGCTGAGACTTTCCCACCGCGCGGCCTCCCATTTGGTTGAATTGGTGTCGTGAGCGCCCGATGCACAGACCACCCAAGGCGCGCAAATCTGCGCCTCGCGGCTTTGGCGGTTACGCCGTCTGCGCCGTACCTTTCAACCGCCTCAGTCCACGCCATGCGCCGCTCATCAACAACGACGCCGGGGCAGGTCGATATGACCCGGCTTGCGTGCCGCGTATTTTCCTTGCTGGTCACAAACTCAAGGTTTTCGACGTTGTTGTTCTTCTTGTTCCCGTCAATGTGATTTACGGTCCTGCCACATTCCCTTTCCCCCAGGAACGCCTCGGCCACCAAGCGATGAACCTTGACGGTTTTTGCGCTGCGGCAGATCCACAGTTGAACCTGCGGATATCCATTGTTGTCCAAAGACTGATACAGGACACGCCCCGGGCGCATCCCGCGCATCTTTGCGTATGGGTGCGCGCGCACCATCCCGTTGCTGCTGACCTGATAGCGGCCGACATAGGCCCCGCCGTCAATCGTCACGTCCAGCCACTCGGCCGCGCCCTTGTTGCGGCTCATGCGGCCACTCACGGCGCCTCCTTTGGCGTGGCGAACGTCTCGGCCAGGCGCACGCGGCGCTCGCAGCACTTCAGCACCCAGCGCTGGCCGGGCGTAAGAGGGTAGCCCGCAGCCTCCAGCGCGCGCAAGCGCTGCGCCACCATCTGGGCCTGGCTCGCGTCAATGCCGGCCGCGCTCACGCCCACACCCCCGGCGATTCCTTGAACCGCAGCGATGCAGGGTCCATCCACAGGGCTAGATGCCCCTCCCATTCCCCATTGCGCTGCTTGTCGAAGTACAGGCAATGTGTGGGGCCGGTGTCGCCTTCCTTCTGCGGCAGCTTGAAAACCGACACGAAGTTGTCGGTCTGGTCCACGATGGCGCCTGAGCCCTTGTTGTCCTGCTTGCCGGGGC